CGCCCTTCGCGCGCTGCTCGACTCGGCCCACATCAACAACATCCCCGGCGGCATCAAGCTCGGCGGTGCGCGGGTGACCGGCCAGACCGTGTCGCTCGAGCCTGCGCAGCTGACAACGATCGACGCCGGTCCGGGCGTGGACGACATCCGCAAGCTCGCGATGCCGCTGCCGATCAACCCGCCCAGCACGGTCCTCTTCCAGCTGCTCGGCTGGCTGACCGATCAAGCCAAGGGGGTCGTCTCGACGGCTGAGGAACGCATCGCCGACGCGGGCTCGAACATGCCCGTCGGCACAGCGCTGGCACTGATCGAGCAAGGCAGCATCACCTTCAGCGCCATCCACTCGCGGCTCCATAATGCGCAGAAGGAGGCCTTGGCGATCATCCACCGGTTGAACGCCAAGCACCTCTCTGATCATGAGACGGTCGAGGAGCTTGGCGAGCTTGTTGTCAGCCGCGCGGACTTCCAAGGCCCGATGGACGTCGAGCCTGTCAGCGACCCGAACATCTTCAGCGACGCACAACGCTACGCGCAGCTTCAAGCCGCGCTGCAGCTGGCTGAGCAGCCGCTCTTCCAACCGCTCTTCAAGCCCGCCGAGCTCGCCAAGCGCGCGCTTGCGTTGATGAAGTTCCCGGGCTACGAGGAAGTCCTCAACGTCCCTGGTGACCCTGACGAGCTTGAGCCCATCGCTGAGAACGTCGCTGCGACCGACCCGACGAAGGCCTTGCGCGCCTTCGACGACCAAGACCACCTCGACCACCTGAGAGTGCACCTGGCCTTCATGACGTCGCCCGTCCTGGGCATGAACCCGCTCATGTCGATGCCCGCCCTCCCGACGCTCCTCAACCATTGCAAGGAGCACATCATCACGCTGTACGGGCAGCACGGACGCGCCGCAGTCGCCGCCGCTGGCATGGTCGGCAAGGCGCAGGGCAGGCCCGACGGTGGTGAGGCTGATGCGATCGCGTTTGCTGACCAAGAGCTGGCCAAGCTGCTTGCGCCGATGATGCCGATGCTGCAGCAAGTCCAGCAGACGGTCCAGCAGCTCTCGCAGTCTCAGCAGCACCAAGATCCGCGCATCGCGGCCGCTCAGCTCAAACTGCAGTCCGACCAACAAGCGCTGCAGCAGAAGGCGCAGGCCGAGCAAGCCAAGCTGGCGGCCCAGCAGCAGTCAGAAGCGCAAGATCGGCAGCTCGAGGGCGCGAAGCTGCAGCAGGCCGTCCAGGCCGACCAGCAGCGCCAGGCGCTCGACCAAGCCAAGCTGCAGCAGACCGCGCAGTCCGGCGCTCAGGCGAACGCCCTCGAGCAAGCGCGCCTGCAGCTCGAGCAGCGCGCTGGCGAGTCCGACAGACTGCTCGAGCAGACCCGCTTGTCGATCGAGGCGCACTTCAACCAACTGAACGCGCAGGCCGAAGCGCAGGCCGCGGCGATCAACGCGCAGCTGACCAAGTGGCAGACTGAGATCGAGATGTCGACCTCGAGCCACAACGCGCACCTCGCTGCGCAGCAAGAAGACTCCGACCGACAGCTGAAGCTGACGCTGCAGCAGCTTCAAGGCGTCCAGGAAGAACGCCTACTGGCGTTGAAAGGGCGTATCGACGCGTGGCTGCAGGCTCACGAACCCAAACCCAAGCAAACTGGAGAATGATCATGGGCATCAAACCCGAACTGGTGAACCAACACAAGCGGCTGGCCATGGGCAACACCGTCAAGGGCTACGCCCGCGGTGGTCGCGTCGGGTCGGCGATCAAATCCGTCTCGATCAAGCCTGGCGTGGGCACGGTCAATCCGCTCAAAGGGGCGAAGATGACCGACTCGATCCCCGATGTTGACCTGAAGGCCGGCGGCCCGGTCAAGAGCAAGAAGTGTTGAAGAGCGTTGAGGCTGTTCGTCGGCACGTCGCTGACGAACGGCGCAAGCTTCAAGATGACGTGTTCGAGAGCCCACCAAGCGATTGGCTGGGCTTTCAACGCATGCTGGGCATGTACCAGCAGCTCAAGCAGCTGAGCGAAGAGCTGAAACTTCTCACCAACCCTGAGGATCAATGATGTTCAAAGTTCAATCCCCTGACAGCGACGTTGTGCAAGAAGTGCCGCACTCTGCGCCTTCGCTCGCGGCCTACGCCGTATCTGGCTTCGGCAAGGCGCTCGACGAGCTGGTGGCGCTGGGCTACCGCATCGAGCACTGGATCGAAGACAAGCTCGTCGACTCCACCCACGAGCCGGACTTGGTCGATGAGGCCAACAAGCCCGCCGCCGACGAGCCGGACTTGGTCGATGAGGCCAACAAGCCCGCCACCCACGAGACCATCGCCCCCTAATCACAACTTGAAGGAGAAGAGTTCGATGAGCTCTGACAGCTACAACGCAGGGTTTGCCCCGCAGACGCTTGCCCAAGCGTTCCCCGAAGTCGACCACCCGGTCGAGCCCTTTGGCAGCCGCGTGGTCGTGCAGCTCCGGCTGATGCCCAGCAAGTCCAAGTCTGGTATCGTCTTGATCGAGAACACGAAGGACACCGCCAAGTGGAACAACCAGATCGCCAAGCTCGTGGCGGTCGGCTCGCTGGCGTTCAAGCATCGTGAGACCGGCGAGGCGTGGCCCGAAGGCGTGTGGGCCAAGGTCGGTGACTTCGTACGCGTTCCGCGGTGGGATGGCGACCGGATGGAGGTCAAGCACAGCGCCGAGAAGGACGCGGACCCCGTCATCTTCGTGACGTTCAAGGACAGCCAGCTGATCGGGCGTGTCCGGGGCGACCCCCTCACCCAACTCGTTTACGAGCTCTAAAAACCTTTTCTTCTACTTCTATAATTAGACTTTCCTTCAAAGAGAGTCAAATCAAAGGAAGTAGATAAAGAGAATACGCGCGAGAAAATTTCTTAGTGACCTTGAAGGAGGTTAGCATCATGGCAGGAGAAAACAACACCGGGAACTCCCTGGACATGTTCATCACAGAGAACCCTGACGGGTCTGTGGTGATCGACGATCCTCACATCCCAGCGCCGAGCACCGAGAGTGGCGCCGGCGAGGGCAGCCAGGTCGTCGAGTCCGGCGAGCAGCGCACCGATGGCGAGCACGCCGACGAGCCCATCGGAGGCGACCTGAACGACGCCGAGCGTGAGGCCATCCGTGAGCGTAGGCGCCAAGAGCGGCAGAACAAGAAGCAAGCACAGCGCGAGCGCGAGCAGGGCTACCAGCAAGAACTCGCCGTCCGCGATCGTCAGCTCAACGAGATGCGCGAGCGCTTGGCGGCCGTCGAGAGCCACAACGCCGCGGCGCAGCTCGCGCAGCTCGACACGCACATCGAGCGCGTGAACGGCGCAGTCGGCTACTACAAGGGCATGATCGCCGAAGCGACCAAGAAGCAGGACGGCCGCACGGTCGCCGACGCCACGCAGAAGATGCTGGCTGCGACCCAGGAGTCCGAGCGCCTGCGCTCGATCAAGCAGCACGTCGCCACCAACCAGACGTCGCGTGCGCCAGTCCTCGACGCGTCCGTGCAACAGCACGCCTCGTCGTGGATGTCGACCAACTCTTGGTACGACCCCAGCGGCAAGGATGAAGACAGCGATGTCGTGCTGACCATCGACAAGCGTCTGGCTGCCGAGGGCTTCGACCCGCGTCAACCCACCTACTGGTCCGAGCTCTCGAAAAGAGTGGCAAAATATTTGCCGCACCGCGCCAATTCAAGTTATACTGCGGGCGCAAACGCCTCCAACGGAAAGCCGAACAGGACCCCGGTGGCTGGTTCAGGCCGCGAAAGCGGAGCCGGCGATGGCTCCCGATCGAGCGGCTCGACGTACCAGCTTTCTGCCGCGCGGGTTCAGGCTTTGAAGGACGCTGGGACGTGGAGCGATCCGAAGGCTCGCGCAGAAGCGATCAGACGTTATCGTGACTACGACCGTCAGCAGACCGCCAATGGCGATCGCAGCTGATCAGGAGAGCAACATGGCCACCAGAAACACAGCAGTCAAGCGTGCGTCGCGTGAGCGCGACGTCGAGGCACCCGCTCGCAGCGACCGCGAGCACTCCGCCGACGCCCAGCGTGAATCCGAGGACTTGCTTTCCGAGGACGAGATGCGAGAGATGATTCGCAGCGAGTTCACCCAGGAGCAGCTTCCACAACTGAAACCTCCGGCCGGCTGGCATTACTGCTGGCTGTCGACCACGAGCCAGAACGACCCCATCCACAAGCGGATGCGCGTGGGCTACCGCCCTGTGTCCTTCGCCGAACTGTCCGAATCCGGACAGGCGGGCGAGTTCAGCCGGCTCAACACCGCGACCGGCGAGTTTGCCGACTGCGTGTCGTGCAATGAAATGGTGTTGTTCAAGATCGTTGAGGAGCGCTACCAGCTCATCATGCGTGAGTTCCACCACCACATGCCGCTCGGCGAAGAGCAAAGCATTCGTGCGAATGCGACGCCCAACGAGCGCGACAGCAAGGGCAAGAAGCTGGTCGACTTCGACGACGAGGACGACGGGATGCAGACGTTGGGCGTTGCGCCCAAGGTCGTGCCGACCTTCGCCTGATCAACCACTTTTCCAAAAGGATCTACCGACATGAGCGCGACCTCCACGCCCTTCGGGTTCCGTCCGGTCTACCACCCGACCGGCCTGGACCGCGGCAAGAAGTACACCATCGCAAGCGCATACGGCACCGCCATCTACAAGGGCCAGCCTTGCATCCTCAACACCAACGGCACCGTCACGGTGGGCACGGCAGCTGCCGACCTGCTGGGCATCTTCATGGGCGTCGAGTACATCGACGCGACGGGCAAGCCCTGGGTCAGCACCTACTGGCCCGCGAGCACGGCCGTGTTGTCCGGCACTGTGCCGACGGCTTGGGTCAGCGATGATCCGGACGTCGTCTACGAGGTGCAGTCCGATGGGTCGATCGCCCAGACCGCCATCGGCGACCAGGCCGACGTGTCGAACGTGGGCAACTTCAACTCCGGCACGTTCACGAGCACCTGCACGCTGAGCGCGACCTTGGCCGGCGCGGGCGTTCAAGCCCAGTTTCGCATCGTGGGGTTCGGGCAGCAGGTCGACAACCTGCCCGGCGACGCCTTCACGATCGTGCAGGTGAAGCTGGCCCGCAGCCAGTTCATCGCCAACAAGGTCGCGATCTAATCGCCGCCGCCCAATAGGAGCTCACCAAAATGAAGCGAACTCTCCACTCCTACCTGAGCGGCGTCGTGACGCACTCATGGTTCAACCCGGTGATGAACACGTTGATGTTCATCGCGCTGGCGTCGTTCTTTGTCGGCCTCTTCGGCCCACAAGGCGTCTTGCTGGCCGCGGCCCCGATGCGCAGCACGGACTTCCGTGCGATCGTCGAGCCGATCCTGAACCAAGCCTTCGATGGCATCTACCAGCAGCGGCGCGACGAGTACAAGCAGGTCTTCAGCGAAGAGCCTGGCATCGCCCGAAGCTACCACGAGGAACCGGTGCTCTTCGGCTTCGGCGCCGCGCCCGAACTGCCTGACGGCATGCCGGTCAACTACCAGTCCGGTGGTGTGCTGTTCCAGAAGCGCTACCTCTACAAGGTCTACGGCTTGGCGTTTGCGCTGACCAAGGTCCTGGTCGAAGACGGTGACCACATCCGCATCGGGTCGACGTACTCGAAGCACCTGGCGCAGTCCCTGATGGAGACGCTGGAGACGATCGCGGCCAACGAGCTGAACCGCGCGTTCAACACCAGCTACCTGGGCGGCGACGGCGTCACGCTGACCAACGCATCGCACCCGATCCAGCTGGGCACGTTCAGCAACATCCTGGCCACTCCGGCCGCGCTGTCGCAGACGTCGCTCGAGCAGGCGCTGATCCAGATCCGCGGCGCGGTCGACAACAACGGCAAGAAGATCCGTGTGATGCCCAAGAAGTTGGTCATCGCACCGGGCAACATCTTCCAGGCCGAGGTCTTGCTGAAGAGCGTGCTGCGCGCTGGCACCAACAACAACGACATCAACCCGGTCAAGTCGATGTCGCTGCTCGATGACAGCCCGGCGGTCCTCAGCCGTCTGACCTCGTCGATCGCTTGGTGGGTGCAGACCGACGCGCCGAACGGGCTGAAGTGCCTGTGGCGTCGCAAGCCCGACGGCGGCATGGAAGGCGACTTCGAGACCGACTCGATGCGCTACAAGAAGCTCATGCGTCTCGCGACCGGCTGGACCGATCCGCGCTGCGTGTACGGCACCCAGGGCGCCTGAGGCGTTCACCACGACTTAGGGCGCCCCACGGCCTCGAGCTGCGGGGCGCCTTACTCACATTAGGAGCATACCAAAATGCCACGCATCGGCGATGATCTTTTCATGGGTCCTGAAGCGGTCTTCGGACCCAACGTGCCCGATTCCAACCCTTCTCCGATGGCCAACGGCGTCGGACCGGCCGGCCGCGTGTTGGTCTACGACATCGTGCCACTGACCCTGCAGGCCGCCGGCCTCGCGGCGTCGCAGAACCCAGTGTCTGCGGGCTCATTCACCCTGGCCGCTGGCACCGGTGTCACGGCCCGGACGCGCCTCGATGGCACGATCGAGTACGTGCTCGACGTGCCCCGGTGTGTGACACTGACGGCCACTGGTGCCAACACGGCGACCTACAAGGTGACGGGTTACGACGTCTACGGTCAGCTGATGACAGCCAACTTGGCCGCGCCGAGCACCAGCACGGTGACCACGACCAAGGCCTTCAAGACGGTGACCAGCATCACCAACCTGAACGCGACTGCTGGTACCAACGGTCTGACCGCTGGCACCAGTGACAAGTTTGGGCTGCCCGTCGCCGTCTTGGACGTCGGCTACATCGTCAACGTCAAGTGGAATGCCACGCTTGCTGCTGACGCCGGGACCTTCGTCGCCGCTGACACCACGTCGCCTGCGACCGCAGCGACGACTGATGTGCGCGGCTGCTACACGCCGAGCGCCAACGCGTCGAACGGCGCGCGACGGCTCGTGATGGCTATCGCGCTCTCGACGGCCAACGTCGGGCCGCTGGCGACCCGCGCCGGCGCCTTCGGCCAACCGCAGGTCTGAGCCATGCGCACCGCAACAGTCTCAGTGACGGGGGTTGCGGCCTCGTCGTGGCTGCCGCTGGATTCTCTCAGCGACGGCTACGGCGATGGCCTATACCTCAAGTGCGGCGCGGGCGCGACCGTGTCGGTCGAGGTGACGCCCGACAACATCTTCGACCCGACCGTCACGCCAATCGCATTCGCCTGCAACATCGCTGCCCTCACAGGCGCCGTCGCCAACGCGAGCGGACCACTGACGCAGGCTGTCCGCGCCGTTCGGCTGAACCAGACGGTCGGCGCGTCAACCAGCACGCTGGTGGTCGTTGTTCGCGGGATGACGTAAGGCCCGGCTGTGTCTTAAAGGACTCTCATGCCCAACAGGATCTGGACCACGTCAGGCGCCGTCAACCAGACGCGGCTCACGGCCTTGGCAGTCCTTGAGAAGGCCGCGCGCAAGTGCGGTGTGCAGCCATCGGTGCTCGGCGGCGAGCAGCTTGAAAATGCGTTGATGAGCCTCAACTTGATCTTGGTTGCTTTGAGTAACCGTGGGATCAACTTGTGGGCCATCGACCAGCGCATTCGCGTGCCAGAGGTCGGGCAGGTCGAGCTGCCGCTCTCCGACGACACCGTCAACATCATCAACGCGCTGTACCGACGGGCGACCTATACCACGCCGACCAGCTTCCCGACCGCGACGCGCGCTGAGTACGACTTTGGCAGCGGGAACACAGGCACCTTCACCGGGGCGGTCTACCGAGTCGGAGGCCTTGACCCGGCGGGCCTCCCGTCTGGGACCCCGTCGTTCGACGCAGACACGTACACGATGACGCCCGAGCTTCAGTACTCGGACGACGACACCAACTGGGTGATAGTCGCGCGCTCCACGCTGCCCAATGTGAAGGCTGGGTGGTACGTCGGCGTCAGCAACACCGTCATGAGGCCAGCGCGCTATTGGCGCCTCAAGACTTTGGTGAACACGCTGCTGCCGCTGTCTGAGGCTTGGTTCATCTCGAGCCCGAATGACGTTCCAATGTCGCCGCTGTCGCTCGACGCCTACGCGTCCTACCCGAACAAGTACGCTCAGAGCTCGCAGCCGCCTCAGTACTTCTTCGACAAGCAGACCCCGAACCCAGTGATGAGGTTGTGGCCCACTGTCTCGGTCTTCGGCCCGCAGGTAGTCATCTGGGTCCAGCGGCAGTTGCAGGATGCCAACCTCACGTATGACGAGGTGCTTGACGTGCCTCGTCGATGGCTCAACGCGATCATCTTCAGGGTTGCGATGCAGATCCAGCTCGAACTCCCCAAAGAGGTGGCGATCGAAGGTCGGTACCCCGTGCTTGAGAAGCAGGCCGAGGTTGCCACGCGAGAAGCCGAAGACGGCGAGGTCGACGGCACGCCGGTCAGGATCGCCGTCGGTATCCGTGGCTACACCAGAGGCTGACCATGGCACGGTACGTCAAGACTCGTGGGAAGAACTTCATCGCACTTGCGATCTGCGACCGGTGCAGAATGAAGATGCCATACACGGAGCTCCGGCCGGACGGGAACCTCCCTGGGCTTCAAGTTTGTGGAAAGTGCTGCGACGGGCTCGATCCATACCGGCTACCGCCGCGCCAGACTGAAGACATCTCCCTGCCGACCCCGCGCCCTGAGGAGCCCTTGACATGACAGGATTTACTGACCCGTTCGGTGGCAACACGCTTCAACCGGCGTACGCCTCCTATAACTCGCTCTCGATGACTGCTTCGACCACCCTCGCGTGGCCGGCGACCGCTCTCGACGGGAACTTTCTCGCCAGGATCATGGATCTGGAGTCGTTCAGCGTCCTCTACACCTTGACGTTCCCAAGCGCTCAAAGCGCGTCGGTCGGCTGGGATTCGGTGCTGACCAACATCGGCAGCTACACCATCACCGTGCTCAAGGCCGACGGCCTTACCACGCTGTGCACCCTTCCGGCCGGCACGTCTTGGTACATCTACCTCATTGACAACTCGACGGCCAACGGGACTTGGCGGGCCACTCAGCTGGCGTCTACGACCTCGACGGTCTCGGCGGCGTCCTTGGTCGGCCCAGGGATCGCGGCAGCTGGCGCTTCGCTCTACAACGCAAGGGCTACGATCCCGTTCTCCGCGTCTTACTTGGTGCAAACGTACAACCGTACCAACGTTTACTCGTGGACCGGCGGCGTTGGCACACTGAGCCTTCCGACCGCCTCGGCCGCGGGCGGTGACTTCTTCATCTCGGTCACGAACCAAGGAACCGGGGTCTTGACGATCGACCCCAACGGTGTCGAGACGATCAACGGCTCGGCAACGCTCAACCTAGCGATCGGCGACAGCTGCGACGTCTACTCGAACGGCGCCAGCGCCTGGTACACGGTCGGCCTGGGGCGTAGCACGCTCTTCAACTTCACGCTTCTATCAAAGGCTGTAGCGACCGGGACCTACACGCTGTCAATCTCCGAAGCGTCCAACGTGCTGCAGAAGTACACGGGCGTCCTTGTCGCCAACGTGATCATCGTGCTGCCGTCAACCATCCAAGTCTACTACATCAGCAACCAAACCTCAGGGGCGTTCACCCTCACGTTCAAGACGGCTGGGGTGGGCACCACCGTTGTCGTGCCGACGAACCAGAGTTCAGTGATCTTCTGCGATGGCACGAACGTCGTCAACGCAAGCACTGCTATCGGCGGCGTCACTGCGATGACGTTGGCGCAAGGCGGCCTCGGTACGCCGTCGCTCAACTATGTCGCCGACTTGACTACCGGCATGTACTCGCCCGCAGCGGGCTCGATCGCTTGGCAGCTGACCGGTGCTGCGGCGATGACGCTGTCGGGCGCCGGCCTCGCACTGGTAGGAGCGGTGACCGCAACGACTGGGGTCACTCCGGCCACAAGCCAAAGCACGCTCACCACATTTTTGGACAATCAGACGTGGACGGTTACGGTCAGCGGCACGACGGTCGCGGGCGCTGAGGCAGGCGGCCAGACCGGCGTCACGTACCAACAGATCAACAACCGCATTGTTGGAAACGCCTTTATCTCAAAGACGCTGACCGGCGCGACGGGGAACCTTCAGTTCGTCCTTCCAGTGATACCCGCGCACCTGACTGTAGGAGCTGTCTTGGGTTCAGCCACCGGGACCTTTGGCGGCGTCGCGCAGCCCACCAACGCATTGATTGTGTGGCTCGGCGGCAACAAAGCGGGCTTCAAGATCCTTGACGCTTCGACCACCAACAAGGCGACTGACGTTGCGGTCTCAGCCTCTTTGAACTCGCTGCACATCAACCTCCACTACTGTGTATAAGTCATGACAGCCCCAGCAACCATGACCTACGACACGTTGCTCAGCGACGTGCGCAGCTACACCGAACGGCCCAACGACGCCAACCTCGACGCTCAGCTGCCGCGGTTGGTGATGATGGCTGAGAACCGAATCTCCACAGACCTTCGGATCTTGGGCACCCAGCAGGTCGTCCAAGGCACCTTCACAGCTGGGCTGTCGACCGTGGCCAAGCCGGCCCTGTGGCGACGGAGCATAAGCTTTCGGTACAAGGACGCCAACTCAAATTGGGCTCCGCTCAAGCTTCGGACGTATGAGTTCTGCCGCTCGTACTGGCCTTATGAGGGTATCACCACCGACGCCCCGCAGTACTACGCTGACTACAACTTCAACAACTTTCTCATCGCTGGCCCGCCGGTCAACGCTTCAATCTTTGAGCTCACCTACGTGGCGAGACTGGCGCCACTCGGCGACTCTTCGCAGACAAACTGGTACACCACCAATGCGCCGCAGCTGCTGCTCGCGGCCTTGCTGCTCGAGACCGAGCTGTGGCTCAAAAACCAAGCGCGCGCTGCGCAGCGACAAGCGACGTACGAATCGTCACTGAATGCCTTCAAAGGTGAAGAGGCGTCCAGGATGGTTGATCGTGGCGTCATAGTGGGTTAGTGATGGCTGAGAACACAACCCCACCCGGTATCTTCGAGCTTGTCAGCCAGCCCGGCGTCAAGCGCGATGGCACGGACTTCGACAGTATCTTCTGGCAAGACGCACAGTGGGTGCGGTTCCAGCGCGGGCGTCCGCGCAAGATCGGCGGGTACCGCGAGCTGAGCGACCAGCTCTACGGGCCCGTCCGCGGCGTCTACGTCGACTCAAGAAGCAGCGGATCCTCGATCCACACGTTCTCGCAATGGGGCGTCGAAAAGCTGTCTATTGACTCGACAGGCACGCCGACCACGCTCGACGTTCGCACGCCAGTTGGCTTCAGCGGGCTGATCGACTACGCGTGGCAGACCGCCTCGATGTTTCAATCCGGTGGCGCAGGCACGCCGACCTTGGTCGCCTCGGCGACGCCTGACCTGACAGATCTGGCATCTGACACGTCCGGGTCCATCTACCAAGGCGACGTCACAGGCTTGGCGCTGATGACGGCCGTGTCAGACGGCGCGCCGATCGTCACCAGCGGCGGGTGCTGCGTGCTGCAGCCCTTCCTTTTTGTGTACGGAAGCAACGGCCTGATCCGCAACAGCAACCCGAACGACATCTCGGCCGCTTCAGGCTGGACGACGGGCGGAGCAAACAAGGCGTCGACCGCCAACGTCGCCGGCAGCAAGATCGTCAAGGGCCTCGCGATGCGCGGTGGCGGTCAGTCACCAGCGGGCCTCTTCTGGGCGCTCGATGCTCTCATCCGAGTGACTTACGTCGGCGGTACCACGTTGTGGAACTACGATACGCTCTCAGATGACGTGAGTGTGCTCTCCAAGTCTGGTATCGTTGAGTACGACAACGCCTACTACTGGGTCGGCGTCGATCGGTTCTACGTCTACAACGGATTGGTCCAAGAGCTGCCGAACCAGATGAACCTCAACTGGTTCTTTGACAACATCAACTTCGCCAACCGACAGAAGGTTTGGGCCACCAAGGTGACGAGGTTCGGTGAAATCTGGTGGTTCTTCCCGTTCGGCGAGTCGACCGAGTGCAACGCGGCGGTCATCTTCAACCTTCGTGAGAAGACTTGGTACGATGCGAGGTTGCTGAGGACCGCCGGGTCACCGGCAAAGACATATCCACGGCCCATCTTTGCCGGCTCGGGCGCTACGACCACCGCACTGCCATACACGCC